GTCCAGTGCGACCGACCAGCTGCTGACTTTTGCGGTTGACCCGCTGGTTGACAACATCGCCACGGAAATTAACCGGCAACGCTACGGGAAAACGGCAGTGCTGCGCGGGGACGGCGTGAGAATCGACACAAGCTGCATCAAGCACATCGACCTTCTGGGTCAGGCGAGCAATATCGATAAGCTACTGTCCTCCGGCGTCGAGTGTGTCAATGACATCCGCGTCATGCTCGGGCAGACCATCATCAACGAGCCGTGGGCGTGGCAGCATTTTATAACCAAGAACTATTCGACCGTCGAGGAACTTTTGACGGCCATGGGAGGTGAAAACAAGTGAGCAAAAAGTATTATTCCCTGGCGACCAACAACGGAGACCGAACGGCCGACCTGTATATCTTTGGCGACATCGTGGACGCATGGAACACCGGCATCGACGAGGCCATCGGATGGGAACTCGGCGAGGTGTCCAGTCTGAGCATCGCAAAAGACCTCAGTGCTCTGACAGATATCGACCAGATCAACGTCCATATCAACAGCATGGGAGGCTACACCGCTGAGGGTCTTGCAATTTTTAACATCCTGAAAAATCACCCTGCAAAGGTCGTCACGTACTGCGACGGTTTTGCGTGCTCCGCCGCGTCCATCATTTTCATGGCCGGCGACGAGCGAATCATGTGTTCTGCATCTGCGCTGATGATTCACAATGCGTGGTCTGAGGCGCAGGGGAATGCCGCACAGCTCCGCCAGAGTGCGGATGTGCTGGACAAGATTTCCAAGGCCGCGGGAAACGCCTATATGACGCACGTGACCGTCAGCCGCGAAGAACTGGACGCCATGTTGGACGGAGAAAACCACGAGGGCACATGGGTGCTGCCGGAAGAGGCGGTGTCTATGGGTTTTGCGACCTCCATCGCGGAGGAAGAAACGTCCAGCGTCGCAAACCAGAGCGTCTCAAAAATGATCATCAGCCGGATGACCGCAAAGGTATCCTCCGCGGAACCGCAGCAGCTTGACCCCGAGGATGTTGCGGAACGGATTTTTCAAAAGGTCCTCGACAAGGCAAAATCGGAGGACCGCGAACCTGAGCCCAAGAAGGGAATCAACAATTTTTTGGAAGCACTGAGCAAGTGCGAAAGGAGCAAAAATGTTTAAGAACACTCTGCATGGCATTGGCCTCCAGTTTTTTGGCATGACCAACGCCGACACCAAGGCGGAAAACCGCAGCAAAATCCTCCAGCGCATGACCGACGCCATCCGCTCCAACGACGGCGCCGGTGACCCCGAAGCATTCACCGCGGCGGTTTCCGACCTGTCTTCCGACGTCGAGTCCAATCTCCGCGCACAGTTCGACGAGCTGATTGCTCAGAACGACCAGACGGCAATGGCAGCACGAGGCATCCGCACCCTGACCTCCGAGGAGACCAAGTACTACGATGCCGTCATCACCGCCATGAAGTCCGTCGACCCCAAGTCCGCACTGGCCGGCGTCAATGTGGTCATCCCCGACACGGTCATCAACTCTGTTTTCGAGGACATCCAGAAGACTCACCCGTTGCTGGCTGCAATCAACTTCACCAACACAAACGCGATGGTGAAGATGCTGCTGTCCACCAACGGCGGCACCGCGATGTGGGGCGCTCTGGGCGATATCGTTTCCAGTGAGCTGAATGCCTCCTTCACGGAAATCGACCTGACGGCCGCGCAGTTGACCGCGTATATCCCCGTCGCAAAGTATATGCTGGAGCTGGGCCCCACCTGGATGGACCAGTATGTCCGCACCATTCTGGCGGAGGCCATGGCGGTGCAGCTGGAAGTCGGCATTGTGGACGGCACCGGAAAGGGTATGCCTATCGGCATGGACCGCAAGTTGTCCGGCGCAACTGACGGCGTGTATCCCCTCAAGGATGCCGTTGCAATCACCGCGCTTGACCAGACCACCTATGCCACCGTTCTGGGCGAGCTGTCCAAGGACAAGAACGGAAACTCCCGCCCTGTCCCCGACGTGCTGATGGTGGTCAATCCCTCCGATTACTTTTCCAAGGTCTTCCCGGCAACCACAGTCCGCACCACTGATGGCAATTTCAGCCACGACGTTTTCCCTTATCCCACCACCTGCGTGCAGTCCGCTGCCGTCCCCTCCGGAAAGGCCATCTTCGGAATCGGCAACAAGTACTTCATGGGCTGCGGCATCGGCTCCAACGGCGGAAAGATTGAGCAGAGCGACGATGTCAAGTTCCTCGACCGTCAGCGCGTCTATCTGTCTTACCTGTACGGCAACGGCCGGCCGCTGGATGAGCACGCCTTTATGCTGTGCGACATCTCCGGCCTGGTGCCCTACGTGCAGACCGTGACGGTCAAGGGTACGGTTACCACCAAGGCGCAGGCCTGATGAGGTGACGGCGGATGAGTGTACATTCAGCAGCCGACCTGCTGACATCCGCTAAAAACTATCTGGACATGACATGGGAGGATGCCGAGGGAGATACCAAGCTCTCCGGCATCCTCTCTCGCGGTATCGTCTATCTCGACCATCGCGCCGGCGTCACGCTGGACTATGACGAGGGGACGGAGGCGCGAGAGCTACTTTTTGACTACTGCCGTTATGTCCGGGCGGATGCCTTGCAGGACTTTGCAACAGATTTTCAGCCGGAACTGCTCCGGATGCACCTCGACGGGAAGGTGACGCAGAGTGAAACCACAAGCTGACTTTAACGACGGCGTTGTCTCCATCTATGCGGTGATGGACGCGGCGGAACCGGGAAACGCGCCGGATGAGTGCCTGACACTCCGCGGGAAGCTGCGGTTTCGCCGCCGCACCGTCGGAATCCAGCGCCAGTATCTCGACGCGCAGACCAACGGACGAATCGACTACCTGCTGCGCTGTCCGTACCGGCCGGAGGTATCACCGCTTGACGTCGCCGTCCCGACCTTGGACGGAAAGCAGTATCGCATCAAGTATGTGCAGGTACCGGAGGACATCAGACCGCCGGTAATGGATCTGACACTGGAGCGTCTGGAGGTGGACTATGCCATCAGCTGACATCATCAAGGCCGCACTGCTGACCTGCTCCAAAAACGTGAGCCACGTCACCGCGGTCAAAAAGACGCCGCCGTACATCGTGTATGCGGAGGATGGGCAGGCCGCCGCGAAGTGGTCCGACAACCGAATGACGCATCAAAAGCTGATGGGAACCGTCGACCTCTACACTGCCAATCTCGACAGTGAGCCACTTGTTGACAAAATCCAAGCAGCACTCAACGAGGTGTGCTTTTGGCGGCTCAACTCCATCCAGTATGAGGACGACACCAAGCTCCGGCACTGGGAATGGGTTTTTGAGGTGTGATATGGCAAAAGTGACCATCAAGACCGCAGACGAGTACAGCATCAAGCTGTCCCAGTTGGAGGCGCAGTATCAGGAGGGCGTCGCGGGAAAGGCAATTTATGCCGGCGCAAAAGTTGTCGCCGACCAGATGAAAAGCAACCTCAAAGCACTTCCTGTTGACAAAAACCGCCGCCTGAAAAGTGGAGAAAAGTTTGATGTCCTGACGCAGAAACAAAAAGACGGATTGCTGGAACACTTTGGCGTCAGCCCGATGGAGCAGGACGCGGACGGAAACTACAACGTCAAGTGCGGTTTTGACGGGTACATCGAGGGCACGGAATCCAAAAAGTACCCGCAGGGACTTCCGGCGCCGCTGCTGGCCCGCGCCATAGAAAGCGGCTCATCCGTCCGGCAGAAGCACCCGTTTGCACGCCCGGCGGTATCCGCGACCAAGGGACGGGCGAAGGAAGAAATGGCACGCGTCATAGATGACGAGTGCCAGAAAATCATGAAAGGATAGTGAATTATGGACACTACTGTAATCACTGGTCTTAGCCGCTGCTGGGCAGCCGATTGGCAGACGGACGGGACCTATAAAAACGGCAAGGAGATTGGAAAGGCCATCGACTTTTCCTTTGAACCGGGCGAGGCGAAGGACAACACACTTTACACCGATAATGTCGCCTCTGCGTCTGACACCACGGTAGCCACCGCGAAGGTGTCTCTGACCACGGACGGCCTGTCTCTGGAAAACACCGCGTTTTTGCTGGGATCCACCGTTTCCACCGCGACCATCGCAGGCGTCAAGACCACAGAAGTCAAAGAACTCATGATTGACGGAGCCAACCCCGGATACATGGGCTATGCAACAATCGCCCGGTACAGAGTAGGCGACATCGACAAGTATCGCGCAATCCTCATCCGCAAGATGCGGTTTGCGGTTCCAAAAATGACCGCAAAAACGCAGGGAGAGAGTGTCGACTGGCAGACCAACGCGCTGAGCGGGACGGCATACCGCGACACTACTGGAACGGAGCCCGGATTCCTCCGCAGCTCCAGCGACCTCGATACAGAGGCAGACGCGCTGCTCACCATCAAGAGCTGGCTCAACATCACCACTACCGGAACGGGGGCGTAAAAAATGAAAAAGGTAACTCAGATTGAAATCTGCGGAAAAAAGTTTAACCTCGCGTTTACGGTCAAGGCATCCCGCCAGCTGGATGAGATGTTTGGCGGTATCGAGCGCATGGCAGAGGGCATGGACTCCGGTTCCATCGGCGAGAAGTTGGAAAAAACGATGAAGGTACTGGCCATCCTCCTGCGCGGCGGGTACGAAAATGAGAAATCCGTCGCAGAAGTTACCGGCAGCCCGTTCAGCGCCGCAGAACCTCCCGACGCGGATGTCCTGATGAATATCTACACGCTCGGTGACCTTGGCGCTCTGACGGAAAGTATCTTCGGGGCAATCTCCAGCGAGGAGCCTGACGTGCAGGTAAAAACAAAAAACGCGAAGGCCACGCCGGGAGAGTAAGCCCGGCGTGGCTTGACTATTACCAGATGCAGCTTGGCTTTGGATATCGCCGCGCCGACTGGATGCGATACGGTGATTTTTTGAGCCTGGTCGCGGTTTACCAGATAAAAAACGAAGGGGCCGAGCCTCTGGAAGTCGACACACGGACGACTGCCCAGAAGCTGGATGCCCTCGCGTCCCTGTGAGGTGAGAGAAAATGGCATTTGATATCGGACCAAAAATCGGAATAGAGGGAGAGGCTGAATTTCGCGCGGCAATCCGTGACGTCAACACGAGCCTCAAGACGCTGTCTACGGAGATGGGGACGGTAACATCCGCCTTTGGAAAAAATCAGCAGTCTGAGGCGGCACTGACAGCGAAAAACGAGGTGCTTAACCGCGAAATTGATAAGCAAAAGGAAAAACTCGACAAGCTGAAACAGGGCCTCTCGGCGTCCTCCGAAAAGTACGGAGAGAACGACGAAAAAACCCAGAAATGGCAGCAGGCCGTGAACAAAGCGCAGGAAACGCTAAATAAGCAGAATAACGAGCTGGATGAGAATAAAAAGTCGCTTGAGACGCTCAAAAGTGGAGTGAAGGATACGGCTGACGCAGAAGAAGACGCCAGCAAAAAGACCTCCACTTTTGGAGATATGCTGAAAGCTAATCTTGCGGGAGAGGCCATAAAAAACGGAATCCAGCAGATTGCAAACGCCGTAAAAGGTCTGGCATCAAGTCTTAAAAACGCGGTTGTAGATGGCACTGCCTATGCAGACAATATCATGACCATGTCGACCGTGACAGGCCTTTCTACAGACGCGCTTCAAAAATATCAGTACATGTCCGAGTTGACGGACACGTCGCTTGAGACTATCACGGGAAGCCTTACAAAACTCACAAAAAACATGCAGTCCGCGAAAGGCGGGACCGGATCTGCTGCAACGGCATTTAAAGATCTGGGGATATCTATCACCAACAGCGACGGAAGTCTGAGGAGCAATCAAGACGTTTTCGCAGATACGCTTGGCGCTCTCGGGAAGATGAAAAACGAAACGCAGCGCAATGCCTACGCTATGTCGATTTTTGGAAAGTCTGCACAGGACCTGAACCCGATGATCGCAGCCGGGTCAGACGGGGTAAAAAAGTTTGCCAAAGAAGCAGAGGATATGGGCTATGTGCTCGACACAAAAACTCTAGCTTCTCTTGGAAAAGCGGATGACGCCTTCCGACGCTTCGACAACATGACGACAGTAGTAAAAAATCAAATTGCGGTTGCGCTTGCTCCTGTAGTCACAGATATTTCAGATAAGATGATGAAGTGGGCGCAGTCTGTAGACTGGAACGCGGTCTCTCAGAAGGTACAGACTGCAGTCACAAAAATTTGGGCATCCATCAAAAAAGTGGATTTCAGTGGGCTTGCGACTACTGCAAAAAACGCAGTCAACGGGATTAAGTCGGGTATCGACAAGCTGTCTGAATCCAAAGGTAAAATTGAAGAAGTCATGCAGGCATTCAAGGTGCTGGTTCCCTTCATAGTGGCTGCAAAAATTGCGACTGAGGGGTATAAAACCGCATGCGCGCTGAGCGGGATTGCATCTGCTGTGAAAAAAGGTGTCATGGGAATTGTAACGTCTCTAGGAGCCCAGACCACCGCGACGGGGGTGCAGATTGGGGAGCAGGGAGCGCTTAACGCCGTCATGTCCGCAAATCCTTTTGGCTTGGTGGCAATCGCAATCGCGGGTGTCATCACAGCGCTTGTCACGCTGTACAAGCACAACGCAGAGTTCCGGGCGCAGGTTAACCAGCTTAGAGATGACCTTGAAAAGTTCGCGTCCATTATTGGAAACGGGGCAAAAAAGTTATTTACGGAAACTATCCCGAATGCGGGAAAAGCGATGGTTGACTGGTTTAAGGATCTTCCGCACAAACTGGAAAGCATTGGCGCCAATATGATCAAGGGACTTTGGAACGGCATGAACGACAAAATCGACTGGCTCATCGACAGAATCAATGGACTTTGCAAGAGATCCCTGAACGCCTTTAAGGATCTTCCGCACAAACTGGAAAGCATTGGCGCCAATATGATCAAGGGACTTTGGAACGGCATGAACGACAAAATCGACTGGCTCATCGACAAAATCAAGGGATTTTGCAAGAGATCCCTGAACGCCATCAAGGACTTTTTCGGCATTCATTCCCCGTCAACCGTCATGGCTGAACAGGGAGATTACCTGATGCAGGGCCTCGGACTCGGAATCGAGCGCTCCGCCGGTGATGTGCTGGGGAAGCTGGATATTTTTAACGCGGGACTGCTGTCCAAGCAGACGGAGGCCGTTGGGCGTATCAGCGCACTGGCGGGGTACTCCTTTGGCACGCTGACCTCCGGCGGAAACACCCAGACGCAGGCACAAACAAACGCCATTAGCGCGGCGCTGTCCAGCGGTGTGTCGGCTATCGCCGATGTATTGCGCGTCAGACAGGAAAGCACCGGCACGGCGGTGGCAAACATCACCGTAAACAGTGTGCTGGATGGTCAAGTAATCGGGAGGGCGGCTACACAGTTCCAGCTCCGCGAGGCAAAGGCGGTGGGAAGATGACCGATTTGCCGTTTTTGCTCAACGGAGTGGATTTTTCCGCCCGGGTAAAAAATACCGGATACACTACCGACCGGGTGCCGGTGTTTGCCAAGCAATACACCGACCTTAATCTCGTGAGTCATGACGTGATAGGCCGGTACCGCGACACGCTCAAGGTGACGCTCAATCCAATGACGGAGGCGGAGGCGGAAACGCTGTGCCGGGCGCTGCTGGTGACGCCGCTCAAGGTGACGTTCCGCAGCGCCCAGACCGGGCAGACCAAGACCGACGCTATGCGGTGCGTGACCGCGCCGGCGGAACTTGCGCTCACATCTCTTGGCGTCCGTTACTACAACGTCGGTACGACACTGACATTTGAGCAGCTGTAAGGAGTTCAAAAATGCAAACAAAATCAGACCTCTGGCGGGAGACCTTTAAGCCCGGCACCTACCGGGTAGAGAGCAAACTGGTCATGGGCGGCGTGGAGTATCCCGTCGCCCAGCCCGATACAGACACGCCGTCCGCGGTGAGCGCTTGCAAAGTATCTCGCAAGCTGTGGACGGCGGACAAGCTCATCGGAAACGCGTGCAGCGCCATGCTGACACTGAGCATCGTCCCCACCGCCGCGCCGCCGACGATGGCAGAGATTGACCTGCTGTCCCGGCTCGTGGCGCCAGACGGCTCCGTGTCGGAGTACATCAAACAGGGTACATTTTTTATCGACGAGAGGCCGGAGGACTACTTTGGTATCCTTAACATCGTGGCGTATGATGCCATGATGAAAGCGGAGGAGCCATACTACCCCACCGGGAGCGCCGTCACCGGCACATGGCCGGCGGCCGCGCCGGATGTGGTCAGGCAGATTGCATCGCGTATCGGCGTGACAGCGGACATTACCGGAGTATCGACTGACATCAGCGTTCCGACGCCGCTTGACCTCACCATGCGGGACGTGCTGTGCTACATCGCCGCCGGATGCGGAGGAAATTTCACCGTCACAAAGGACGGAGTTTTGCGGCTTGTGCTGCTACCGGCGGAAATCGATAAGGCGTATCTGGTTGGCCAGGATGCAAACAATGTGGCCGACGAGCTGGGAAACAAAATCATCATCGCAGACGGAGATTACAGCCGTGTCGGAAACATCTGTGAGAGTTTCAGCAAGACCGGTCGTGACATCAGCGCAACCAAGCTGACGCTGACCGTCAGCAGCGACACCGGATATTCTTCCGGCTCTGACGGATACGAGGTTACCGCGACCTGCCCTTATGCGACGCAGGCCATCACGGATGCGGCGCTTGCAAACCTCGCCGGGAAATCGTGGACTCCGTTTGAAGCGTCCGGCTGCCGGCTCGACCCCGCGGCGGAGCTGGGTGACGCGATTTATGTCGCCGGGTCCTTTTCGGCCATCGGGGACGTGGAGACGGAGTATAGCCTCGCCGCTATGTCCACCGTAAAGGCGCCGGCGCAGGGTGACGTGTCGCACGATTTCCCGTACCTGACGCAGGTGCAAAAGGAAATTACTCGGGAGACAAATGCTGTCCGCGCGGAGCTCAAAATCAACACCGACAGCATCGAGTCGCAGGTTACAGGCCTGCAAGGAGAGCAGACCAGCATCAAGCAGTCTGTGGACAGCATCAACCTCGGTGTGTCAAACGGCGACGACTCATCCAGCATCTACCTCATCAAGGACGGCGTGGTGGTATCATCCAAGACGATACAGTTTACCGGAGGCGTGGTCTTTAAGAGCGACCTTGCCGACGGAAACACTACCATCAACGGCGGGTGTATCCAGACCGGTGAGGTGAGCGCCGACCACATCAAGCTGGGCGGCCAGATGGATGTGTATGAGTCCGTCAGCAGCACAACGTCCGGCGGCTATCTGGGCTATATGTCCGGGCAGTCTGCTACCGGGGAGGTCACCGTCGGCATCGGCGCGATGCATTCCCCCGACACCGGGCAGATGTTGTGTTCCTCCGCCGGTGCGCG